TTTCAGCTGCGGAGGGATACCGAAGCGGTCATAACGGGGCCGACTCGAAATCGGTTGTTCGCCTGATAAGCGGACCGGGGGTTCGAATCCCTCTCCCTCCGCCATTTTTCCCGCATAAATACTAAAATCACCCATGGTGCAAGGGTGGTGCAGGGCCAGAATCCGGGCGGCCGGAAACTGGCTTTTTTTGTGTCCAATAATGGGCGATAAGCTTCACGAGATCGTCGACAAGCGGCAGAAGACCGACTTTAGGCTGGATAATTTCCTGATCGATCATGAAGGCATAAGTGGTGTGGCTAAAATTGTTTATGCCGTTCTAGCGCGCCATGAAGGGCGGGATAAAACAAAATGGCCGCGAACCGATACGATCGCTAAAAAGGCCGGTTTTCACCACACCCCCGTCGAGCGGGCCCTTAAGGAGCTCGAGGACTGGAATATTATTACGGTCCATCGCAAGAGAGGATCGGCCAATCAGTATGTGTTGATGGACAAGGGTCTATGGAAAAGCACGCCACCTGGTAGCGTGGTCGGTCAGGAAAGCACGCCACCTGGTAGCGTGGTCGGTCAGGAAAGCACGCCACCTGGTAGCGTGGTCGGTCAGGAAAGCACGCCACCTGGTAGCGTGGAAGGTTTTAAAGACTTTAAAGACACAGATACACTCGCCTCCGGCGAGGCATTCGAGCGCTTCTGGAAAGCGTACCCAAAACAGATGCGCAAGGATAAGATTGGAGCACAGCAGGTATGGAAGCGCCTGAAGGCTGGATCCGGACTAGTGAACCGGATCATGGGAGCCCTGGAGGCCCAGAAGCAGACCGACCTGTGGAACCGTGGCATTGGGATCCCATATCCGGGAAAGTGGCTGCGAAATAAGCGATGGGAGGACGAGACAGAGCAGCCGCCGGATAGACCTCCAGGAGAAGGGCCACCGGAGGCCGTAGAGAAGCCCCGTTTCGTCAGGGTAGCCGGGCAGTGGTACAAGATACAGGGCGGAAGGCAGACAGCGATTGCGGAAGCCGAGGTTTCTGAGGGAATTAAGGCGAAGGAGAAAAGGCAACCAGTCAACGAGGCCACCACGCCGGGTACCCCAATTGAACAACTGGCCACTCGCATGAGTATGCCCCTCGGCCCCACCGATAGGAGAAGACTATGATTGATATGATTGAGATCAGGTCAGCGGGTCCTTCCCGGCGCATTGATCCCATACGACTACCAAGGACCCACAAAATCACTACTTTTAATAAAATCCCGGAGTGGAAAAATGGAACGGCCCAGTAACCTTGCTCTTTCGCCCGCCGCAATGAAAGGCCAATTTTCTGCAGACTTTTTGGATGAAGATTTCTGTCGCCACGTCGCACTGAAGTCCCTCCACGGGGATCGCGCCGTCTGTGCTAAATGCTTACACCCTTTCGACCGTGAAAGGCAGAGTAAATTTTGGGCAGGGATACGCATCCGCTGCCCACAGTGCGGCAAGTGGTCCTCGGCCCTTACCGGCACTGTCTTCTCCGGCATGCAAATGTTCTACCGCGAGCTGGTTTTACTGCTCTTCCTCGTCGGCGCCGGCCTGACAAATAAAGATATCGCCGCCTGCCTGCATCAGAACCCGGAGACCGTCCGCCTCTGGCGCAAAAAACTTCACTCCCTCGAAATTACAGGGGCCCTCAAAAGGGATAAATGATCACCACGCCCGACGCTCCAATCAACATCCAACAAGTTGTGGCCGCCGGCCGAAAGGCGCAACTGCTCCAGTATGGCAAGCTCATTGCCCGCGTCAAGCTGGGCGAGACCCTTCCCTTGGCGGAGCAGAAAATTCTCGCCTACCTCCAGCGCGAGATCGAGTCAGACGGATCCTCACCCGCCGGCGCCCAGACCCCCCGCCCCTCCGGCCGCTCTTTTTCCACGGCCCTTGCCGTCACGGCCTACCTTACGGAGCAGGGTTATAAGGTCCGCAAGTCGACGGTCTATAATCATCACCGCCAGGGTCTCCTCCGGAAGCGCAAAAACGGCACTTTCGCCCTCGAGGATGTCAACCGGTATGCCGCCGCCAACCTCCAGCGACTCGACGGCACAACCGCCGCCACGCCCCAGCTCGACCAGGCCCAGCTCGACCGTCTCGCCCTCGAGAACCGCCGCACCCTCGCAGAGACCGAGCTCGCCGAGCTCAAGCTCGAATCGCGCCGCCGCGACCTTATCACCGGGCCCTTGCAGCAGGAACTCGCCGCGCGCCTCATCGTCCTCCGCTCCGACATGGAGAACTTCTTTCGCGGCCAGGTCCTGGCCATTGTCAACACGGTCGCCGGCGACCCGCAGCGCGTTCCGGACCTCCTCTCCTTCTGTCTCACCGCCCTCGAGACCTGGCTCGCCCGCTATTGCCAGGATAGGGAGTACCGCATCACGGAGGCCTCAGACAGGCTCGCGTCCTCCTCCCCCGACGCCGATCTGGCCGACCGTGACGACGAATCCTCCGAGGCGGGTGAGGCCACATGACGACGCCCTCCCTTGCCGCCCCCTCCGCCTCCGCCCCCTTCGTCTCCGGCCCCCAACTCTCCCTCGCGATCTATCCCGTCGGCCCCGGCGCCTGGCCCGCTTCTCTTCCTCTCTCTCCGGCCGGCCGCGCCCTTGCTTTCTCCTTCCGCTTCACGCCGGCAGAGGCCGCGGCCCTCCGCCCCCGCGAGCGCACGGCCGACGGCCAGCCCCTCACCGTCCCCGCCTGGGCGGCCCGTCACCGCCGCGTCGTCAAGGGCGCCCACTGCGGCCCCTGGCAGAATGATCTCGTCCCCTGGGCCATCGAGCCGATGCGGTGCTGGACGGCTCCCCATATCCGCAAGATATTTCTCTGCTGGTCAGGCCAGACCTCCAAAACAAACGTCGGCATCAACTGCCTTTGCTTTTCCATAGATCAGAACCCGGGATCCGCCATGTATGTCATGCCGGACGAGAAGGTCACAAAGCGCATCAGCCGCCGCCGCCTTCTTCCCACCTTCCGGACCATGCCGCGGATCGCGGCCCTCCTCTCGCCCCGCGAGTCGGACACGTCGACCCTGGCCGTCCACTTCACGAATGGCGCCGACCTCATGATGACCTGGGCCACCTCCGCCGCGGAGCTCGCATCCGAGGACGCCCGCGACATGATCTTCGACGAGATAGACAAGTACCCGACGTATGCCGGCCGCGAGGCCTCCCCCCTCAAGCTCGGCGAAGTGCGCTCCAAAACCTACCCGCACACAAAGAAACTCCTTTACTCCTCGTCCCCCGCCGACGCCCCCTCCGAAATATGGGAGGCCCTGAAGACCGAGTGCAACATCGTCTATGCCTACGAGGCCTGCTGCCCCTATTGCGGCACGCACCAGCAGATGGACTTCGAGCATTTCTCCTGGCCGGAAAGCGTCGCCGATCCCCTCACGATCGTCCTGAAGAAGCTCGCCCACTACTCTTGCGCCTCATGCGGCCTCAAGTGGGACGACTACGCCCGCGACCTCGCCGTCTCCGCCGGCCGCTGGGTCCCCGGCCGCATCACGGAGCGCGACGAATGGGAGCCGCTTCCGGATCCCCCCGCTCGCCCCATTGCTGTCGGTTTCTGGCTGCCCGGCTGGTATTCCCGGGACGTCTCCCTCTCCGACTCCGTCGCCCAGTACCTTCGCGGCAAGGACGACCTCGAGGAGGAAATGGTCTTTATTACGGACCACGCCGCCCGTCCATTCTCGAAGACCATCGAGACAAAATCGGAGGTCGAGGTCCTCACGCACAAGACCCCCCTCTCCGCCGGCATCGTCCCCAGGAGGGCTCTTGTCCTCACGGCCGGCATCGACGTCCAGAAGTTCGGTTTTTGGTTCGTCATCCGGGCCTGGATGGAGGACCTGACCTCGCACAAGATACAGCACGGCTTCGTCCCCACCTTTGCCGACGTGGAGAAAATCATCTTTGACACCCGCTGGCGCGTCGACGGCTCGCCCCTTACTCTCTCCATCTGGCGCGCCGCCATCGACACGGGCGGGGGGCCCACGGACTCCGCCGTCTGGACTCGCACGGAAGAGGTTTATGAATGGCTCTGTGCTCACAAGACGAAGGGCACGGTCTTCGGGACAAAGGGCGCCTCCCGCGCCCAGCTCCAGCGGGTCAAGGTCTCCCGCGTGGAGACAATGCCCCACTCCCGCCTCCCCATACCCGGAGGCCTCGAGCTGCGCCTTGTCGACACGGACCAATTCAAGGCCCTGCTCCACTGGCGACTCACACGCACAGGCACCGAGACGCAGCGCTTTTACCTCGACGCGGACACGGACACGGACTATGCCCGCCAGTTCCTGGCCGAGCAGCTCATCCGCCGCAAGAACGGCCGGCGCGAGTGGATCACGAGGGGCGAGAACCACCTGCTCGACTGCGAGGTCCTCGCCGCCGCTGCAGCGGACCGGCACTGGGTACCGTCGCTGACGATGCTCGCCCCGGCGATTGCCGACCAGCTCCGCCAGGCGGAGGCCCGCCTGCTCACCCAGGCGCAGCCGGGGCCTCGCCCGGCAGCCGAAGGCCTCACCGATGCCCCCGATCCTCACCGCTCATACCGTGACTATGAGCGGCCGAATTGGGTGCACCGATGAGGATGGCGGCCGGCCGGGCCAATTGCCCCGCACCGTGTACAAAAGCGAGCAGCGGGGTAAAGCGTTTCGCGCCTTTTGGCTCGTTTCCTCGGCGCGGCGTCCTCGACGTGCACCAACGGCACGCCTCCGGTGCGCGCCTTCGGAAAGCAACCCAAAATCCATCGAAATTTTCACCGGCCGCAAGGCCGAACAAGGGGGAAAGGCGATGATAAACCTTGAGAAAGGGCGGTACTGGGATAAGCCGTGGGGAATCGTGCAAGGTTGCTCCCCCGCGTCTCCCGGCTGCCTCCATTGTTGGAGCGCAGCTGAGGCGAACATCAGGCAGCATCAGAAAAACCCGATAATCCGTGATCAGTACGCCGGGCTGACCCATAAGGTCAACGGCGTGCCAACGTTCAACGGGACGGTGCGCCTAAATCCGGGAGCATTGGACATTCCGCTGAAGCGGACGAAGCCGACAGTCTTTGCGGCGTGGAACGACATAGCCCACGATGAAGTTTCGGATGAATTTTTCAAAGAGTTTATCGATGTCGTGGCGTCGTGCCCCCAGCATACCGTCCTCGCGCTTACGAAGAGGCCACTAGGATTAGCGGCTCGCCTTCGTGGGCTGGAGATCGAGGGAGCAATAACCGGGATACAGAGAGACGACGGAACGATAGCAGCGTGGCCACTTGAAAATCTCTGGTGCGGGTTGACCGTCTGTAATCAGAAAGAGTCCTATGAGAAACAGTCCGATTTCAGAAAGATTCCCGGCAAGAAGTTCCTATCTTTGGAGCCGCTCCTATCGGACATTCCTTGTCTGATGCTCGACGGCATTGACGCCCTACTGTGCGGCGGCGAGACCGGCCCTCACGCCCGGCCCATGCATCCCGACTGGGTTGGATCTGTCAGGGACCAGTGCGCGGCAGCAGGCGTGCCGTTCTTTTTCAAGGGGTGGGGGGAGTGGTCGCCGTGGGGGCAAACCCCCGGACTTTCGGATCGGTCGTTGCAGACAAAACCCTATGAGCTGGTCAAGCGGTTCTACGACGCCGTTGGATATGGAACGTACAAGGTCGGCCGCTCTAAGTCCGGCCGCCTGCTCGACGGTCACGAGCACAACGAACTGCCCTGGAGGAAAGCATGATCGACCACAATGTTGTTTCCACGGAGAGAACCATCAATGAGGAGATCGAGGCGGCCGAACATGCCTGTTACATCGCTGCAATCGCTCACGGACTGACTCAGGAGCAGGCCGACGAATGTGATGATGGGGATAAGGGCTGTCCGCTGTGCCCCTGGAGAAAAGCATGAAGGCCCTATCGCTCTGGCAACCCTGGGCGTCGGCTGTCTCGCTCGGCCACAAACGGTTCGAGACGCGATCGTGGACAACAAGCTACCGCGGCCCGCTCGCTATCCATGCGGCAAAGACCTTCCCGCGCGAGGCCAAAGAGTTTGCCATGACGGAGAGAGCCTTAGGGAGATGTCCGGCAAGGCTGCCGTTCGGCTGCATTGTGGCCACTGTGGACCTGACGGACATCGTGAGGACGGAAGACGTCGCTTGGATAAGAGAAGGGATTATGCCGCCGGAAATGGCGATAGAACGCCTGTACGGTGATTACTCGCCCGGCCGGTTCGCGTGGACCATGGATAACGTAAGGGCCCTGGAGAAACCGATATGGTATCCCGGCCGGCAGGGACTCTTCGAGATTCCCGACGCTCTTTTAGTGGCCAGGGGGCAGCTCGGGCTCTTCGACGTGCCCGATGAAGTGTTGAGGGTGAACGGATGAAAAATACCGCGCGGGGCGGCCGATGACCGTCAAGAGGAGCGACAAGATACTCGTCTCGAAAGAGGAGATCAAGGTCTATCTCGGCAACGTCAGCGACCGGGCCTTCCGCAGGTACGTCGAGCAGGGTATGCCGGCCCGCTACGACGACGGGGCGGGCTGGATGGCCCATACCGATAACCTCGACAAGTTCTTTCAGATGTACACGGGCGTCAACTCGGCCCAGGTCATTAGGAAACTCCCGGATGATTGATAACTGCCCCCTCCTCGCCACTTTTCCCCCTACAGCCACACGCCTTTCAACTCTCCATCCAAAAAGTCTGCACAATTTGACGTATTTGCTTGCTAAAATGGCCCTCTAAAAACCCTGTCAAGCACAAACCCTCGACATCCCCCTTTGTAACCGCTTAATTTTCCCGGACATATTTTAAGGGGGGGTATCAAACCCCCCTACAAACCCTCTGCAACCATAAAGTCTGCACAAAATCGCATTTTAGACTATCTTCATGGCACTCGACCCCCTCGACCCGACCGTCGATATCGACTCGTATGAGTACGCCGACTATATGCTTCGCACCTGGCTTGCCGCCGAGGTGGCACTCTCCCAGGGCAAGGAATATACGGTCGACGGCCACCACGTGACCCGCGAAGAGGTCAAGGACTACAAGGATTACTGGACCCGAGAGCGCCGCGAGCGCCAGGGCCGCCGCACGTCCGGCATTGGCATCACGATCGGCATCCCGAGGAGGTCCTACTAATGTTCAACGTTCAACGTTCAAGGTTCAAAGTTAAGGGAATTATATGCTTGAGTCTCTTGTTCTTGCTTATAGTTTGTGTGCCTGCCGCTCAGGCACAGACCCATACAGAGACACAGGAGATAAATTTTTTACTCATGCACTACCCCGGGGGAGTGAATAGGGGAGAAGTCTATCAGTGCAGCGCGAAACTGCTCACAGGACCTCTGGCGACCTATGACCGAGTGTGGGCCGGAATAATTTATGATGTCAAGCCCTTGAGAGCCGTAGCCAAAGATGGCCAGCCTCTCAAGGAAGCATGGTATGCCGTGATGACAAAGGATGGCTGGATAATCCCGATGAGAGGTTACAATTTAGGGGGCGCGGAGAATGTGATTGAATTCTCCTATCCATCGATAGCGGTGATACGGGCATTTATGAGAGAAGCAGGGGCAAAAGAATCGGAAGAAGGAAAAAGGGAGTGAAATATATAATTCCCAAAGTTAAAGGAAGAGAGGGTTCCAACCTTGAACATAGAACCTTGAACCTTGAACATCTCCACGCCCCGGAGGGGCTATGAACGCCGAGGTCTTCGCCCGCCGCCAGGAGATCTTCGAGAGCGCCCTTTCCGTGATCCGCGAGGGCCTCCCGGAGGTCCTCGAGCGCGCGGCCTCCGCCTCCACCTCCCCGCGCCGCTCTCTCTCCGCCTCCGCCGGCCGCGGCCCCCTCCTCTACTCCGCATCCGGCTCGCCCCTCCCCCCCACCGGCGGGATCCCGGCCGCGCCGCTGCCCGACTCGTACTATTCATACCGCCGGTCCGCCGCCTCGCGCGAGGGCTCCATGAAGAACTGGGTCCCCCGCAAACTGTTCTGGAAGCCGACCGAGCAGCTCGAGCGCGAGCAGATATTCGAGCGCGCGATCGACCTCGCCAACAACGACCCGAACGCGGCCGGCCTCATCGACCGCTTCGCCACCTCAGTCATCGGTCCCGGCCTCACTCCGCACCCGAACATCGATGCGGATGCCGCCGGCATAGACGCCGACGCGGCCACGGCCCTCCAGAAGAAGCAGCTCGCGGCCCACCAGCGCTGGGAGCCGGTCGCGGACGCGGGCGAGCGCCAGGACATGGGCGCCATCCAGTACGCCATGGAGCGCAGCCTCATCCAGTTCGGGGAATACCTCCTGATGCTCCCCATGCTGGAGGACGCCTCGCGCCCTTACTCCCTCGCCGTCCAGCTCATCCACCCCCTGCGCCTCAAGACCCCCGTCGACCTCTGGATGCGCCCCGACATAAAAGACGGCGTGGAGATGGGGCCCTACGGCCAGCCCGTTGCCTACTGGATTAAAAAGTCCGTCTTTCTGACCGGCGGCATGTCGAACATCATCGATGTCAGCTCGAATTTCCTGCGGGTACCCGCCCGCGTGGCCCACCGCTGGTGTGTCCTCCACGGCTTCATACACCGCAGCCCCGAGCAGACGCGCGGCTGGCCCTTCTTTGCCCCCGCGATGAAGATGTTCCGGGACCTCGACGACCTGATGGACGCGGAGCTCGTCTCCTCCATCGTCACCGCCGCCTTTTCGCTCTTTATCGAACTTGTGCCCGGCTCGAACCCCTGGGACGAGGCCATGAAGCAGTCCTCCTTCGGGGAGACCGTCGCAGACCCCTACGGCCGCCATGACCGCATCCACTACCAGGAGCTGATCCCCGGCGCCATCATGTACGGCCAGACAGGCGAAAAGGCCAGCCCGATTAAGGCGGACAGGCCCGGCACCACCTTCGAGCCTTTCACGCGCCTGGTGAAAAAGGCGATCGCGCTCTCCGTCAACCTGCCCTATGCGGTCGGTTTCCTCGATACCGACCAAGTCAACTATGCCGGCTACCGCAGCGCCATGCTGGAGGCCTGGCGCACCTACACGCACCACCGCGTCTTCGTCGGCCGGGGCCTTCAGAAGATCTGGACGATGCTCCAGGAGGAGGCCTTCCTGAAGGGCGACCTGGGCGATGTCCCCGACTTTTACAAGAACATGGCGGCCCTCACCCGCACGAGCTGGCGCGGGTACCCGAAGGGCGACATAGAGCCCCTCAAGGCGGTCCAGGCGGACATCCTCGCCATCCAGAATAACCTGAAGACCCGGGCCGAGTCGATCATGGAGCGCGGCGGCGAGCTGCTTCCCACGTTCGACCGGCTCTCCCAGGAGCAGGAAGAGATGGCCGAGCGCCGCCTCTACGACGGGCCGATCCTCTCCGTCCCCGGCGAATCCAAGCAGCAGGTAGGCGCGGCGGAGGGCAAGGGCATAGGCCCGAGCAAGCCGGAGGCGGTCCCGCTGACCGATGGCCCTGCAGCCAACCCCGCCTCTCCCCCGGCCGAGCCCGACGGGGCAGGCGGCGCCCGCGGCTCCGATACGGCCGTCCTCCTCCTCGCCATGCAAAACCGCATCGAGGAAATTTGGGACGCCATCGAAACCATGCGCCAGGAGACACCCCTATGAAGAAGCTCCCCCTCGTCGGCAGGCTGCTCTATGACACGCCCTGGGCGATTACTCCGGAGATGCTCGCGCAGATAGACCGCATCTACGAAAGGCACGTCAACGGCGAGCCGCTCGACATCGCGGCCATCGAGGCCCAGATCGGCCGGCCGCTCAACAACGAGCGCGAAGCGGCGCCCTATGACCTGGTCAACGGCGTGGCCGTGATCCCGATAGAGGGCGTCATCCAGAAGCGCATGGACCTCTTCACGCAGATCTCCGGCGGCGCATGCGTCGAGCAGATCGGCGCGGCCTACAAGGCAGCCCTCGCCGACCCCCTCTGTCAGGCCGTCCTCTTTAAGGTCGATTCCCCGGGCGGCGCCGTAGACGGCGTCTTCGAGCTTGCCCAATCCATCTTCGACGCGCGCGACGAGAAGCCCACCTGTGCCCTGGCCTACGGCTGCATGGCATCCGCGGCCTACCTGATCGGCGCGGCCTGCGAGCGCGTTTATGCCTCGGACGTGGCCACCGCTGTCGGCTCCATCGGCGTGGTCGCCATCCACAAGGACCGCTCGGCCAAGGATGCCGCCTCCGGGGTTGTCACCACCGAGATTTACAGGGGCAAGTACAAGCGCCTTATCAGCGACGGCCCCCTCTCGGACGAGGGCAAATCCCACCTCGAGGACCGGGTCAGCTACTTTTACACGCTCTTCGTCAACGCCATCGCCCAGTTCCGGGGCGTCTCTCCGGAGACGGTCCTCTCGACCATGTCCACGGACGTCCACGACCTCTTCATCGGCCGCCAGGCCCTGGACGCGGGCCTTATCGACGGCATCATGCCCATGGATGAGCTCGTGGCCGCCATGCCTGCCGGCAACGCCGCGGTCATGCGGCCGAATATCCCCCCCAAAGGAGCAAGCATGGAACTATCAGCCGCTATCTTGGCAGCCCTTACCCACAACTCGGATATCGCGCCCACGGAGCCGGATTGGGGCCCCTACCTGGACGCAAACCGCTCCAAGCTCCCGGACAATGCCTTCGCGGACCCGGACAAGCGCGCCTTCCCGCATCACTGGGTCAAGAACCCCGGGCCGGTCGACAAAAAGACGGGCCGCTTCAGCTCCGGCGATCTCTACCTCCACGTGGGCGGCTGGAAGGCTGCCTGGGCCGCGGCCAACGGCGCCCGCTCCGGTCAGAAAGCGTCCCCGTCCGTCATATCGCATTTAAGCGGTCACCGCCCGGCGATCGAGCGTTTCGATAAATCGAAAGAAAAATCTCAAATCCACAAGGAGGCAACAATGGACGATACCATCATCACCGTCGCCCAGCTCAGGGAGGCGTTCCCGGCGCTCGTCGGTTCGATCGCGGAGACGGCGACAAAGGACGGCGCGGCAGCGGAGCAGGCGCGCATCCTCGGCCTGGCCCAGGTCCAGTTCGGCGAGGACGCGGGCAGCAAGTTCAAGGCGGTCGTCACGGCCGGAACGACCGTCGAGCAGTTCAAGGCGATCATGGCCCTCAACCCGCCGGCAGCTCCTGCCGCACCGGCCGTACCCGCCGCCGGCCTGGAGCAGAAAATGCGCGAGGATCTACTCGCCGCAATCGGCCAGGCGGGCAAGTTCAACGTGGGCGCCGGCGCAGGCGGCGAAGTCACCGCGGGCAAGACCTTCGAGGAGCTCATGACCGGCTACAGGTTCCTCCACAAGTGCACCAAGGGCGAGGCCCTGACCGCGTGCATGGAGGCCTACCCGAAGGAGCACGAGGCCTACCTGCAGGCCGCAAATACACGCAAAGGAGGCACCCATGTATAACCTTGGACCAGTTGTCACTTTTACCGCCGGCGTAGCACTGGAGCCGAGGCGCCGGGTCAAGATCAAATCCGGCACGACGACCACGCCCGCCGAGGTCGAATATGCGGGCCTCGGAGAGCAGGCAATAGGCGTCACGGAATACGGCGTCGCTGCGGGCGAGACCGTGGCCGTCCGGAGCCTCAACGGCCCGGGCATCTTCGAGACGGAGTGCATCGTCTCCGCTTCGATCGTACGCGGCACAGTCCTTTACGGGGCGGCCTCGGGCAAGGTCTCGGATGCGTCCTCCGGCTCGGCCGAAGGCATCGCAACCGAACCGGGCGCGAACGGCCAGCTCCTCTCCTGGGTCCCTTACGGGGTCCTTTCGACCACGGCCGCCACGGTTTCCGTCGCGGACTCAAACGGCAACATGACGGGCGCTACCGTCGAGGCGGTCCTGAACGAGATCGAGGTCGCCCTGAAAACCGCCCAGTACACCATCAACCCCTCGGCGATCCTGCTCGCCACGGGCGCCCCGCTTGCCGTCTTCGCGGACGCCGAGGCCGCGGTCCCCGGCACGTCGATCCTGTCATCCAAGGAGCTGGGGGTCCGCTGGAACGATCACGCCACGCCGAATGCGATCGCGGTCGCCTTCGTCCTCCCGCAGGACTACGACGACTCGGCCGCGATAATCGCCCACTTCGAGGGCGCGATCATCAAGGCCGGCGGCGGCGAAACGGACAGCCCGACCCTCACGGTCGAGGCGTATTTCAGCAGCCCCGGCGTAGCCCTCGGCGCGGCCGCAAACAAGGGCGGCACCTCCGGCGAGTTTCTCACGGCGGCGACGAACACCTGGCAGGAGAAGACCCTGACCATCGCCGCAGCGGACACGCCCGCGGCGCCCGGCCTGCTCACCCTGCTCGTCAAGCCTACGGCCGGCGAGCTCGGCACCGACGATTTCGCGCTGCTTCCGCCCTGGCTGGAAGTGACGCGCCAAAATCTGACCACGTAAAGGAGGACCTACAATGAGACCAAGCGGCAACGCGGCAATATACAGACCCGACCTGGGGATTGTCGTCATGGAGTACATAGAGAGCGCCATGATGGGCTATATCGGCCTCCAGGTCATGCCCCTCTACCCCACGGCCCTCAAGGAGGCGACCTACTCGGTCATCCCCAAGGCGGTCATGCTCAAGATCCCCGACACGGCCCGCGCCCCGCGCGGCAAGTACAACCGGGGTGACTGGACCTACGAGCGCGGCATGTACTCGTGCTCGGCCGAGAACGGGTGGGAAGAGCCCATGGACGATACCGAGCGGGCCTTCTTCGACCAGGTGGCCCCCGGCACGGCGGACATGATCGCGGCGAAAAGGGCGGTCAATTTCATCCTCCGGAGCCAGGAGAAGCGCATCGCCCAGAAAGTCTTCAACCACACGCGCTTCAGTGCCCACAATGTCGGGACCGAGTGGAACGACCACGCCAATTCGGACCCGATTTCGGACGTCAACGACGGCGTCAGCGCCTTCCGCCTCCAGTGCGGCATGTTCCCGGACGCCCTCATTATCAGCTACACGACTTTCGTTGACCTCAAGAACAACCAGAAGGTCGTCGACCGGCTCAAGTACACGTTCCCGGGCATGGACCTCAACAGGATGAGCTCCAACCAGCTCGCCCAGGTCCTGAATGTCGCCCAGGTGCTCATAGGCGGCGCGGTTTACGACAAGGCAGCGATAGGAGTGGCCGCGGACGTCGCAGACCTCTGGGACAGTGCTTACGCCGCCCTCGTCAAGATCTCGAACGGGCTCGACATCACGCAGCCGGGCATAGGCCGGACATTCCTCTGGACGGCCGACTCGCCCTCGAACCCGGTCGTAGAAGAGTACAGGGAGGAGAAGGTGCGCTCGGATGTCTTCCGCTGCCGGCACAACACGGACGAGCGGTATCTGGAGAGCGTCGACTCGACCGGCACCACGGTATCCGACATCGCGGCGGCGGTCACCTACCTTTTCGGCGAAGTGACGGCTTAAAAGAGCAGGGGAAGCATGGAGCATAGAGCATAGAGATGTTCAAGGTTCAAAGTTCAAGGTTCAAAGTTGGGGAAAGAGAGGGTTTTAACCTTGAACATTGAACATAGAACCTTGAACATCTTTGAACAGCCCCGAAGGGGCAACCTTGAACCTTGAACATAGAACTTTGAACGGCGACCGGAGGGAGCCATGAGCCTCGAAGAAGAAGTAGGCAAGATCCCCAAATCGGACAGCGACATAATATGGAACGCCACGGCCCTGGCCGCCCTCAAGGCCCAGGTGACGGCGGTGATGGACACCCTTGTGCCCGCTTCGCCCACGGCCGGCGGCCTCAACGACATGCTGAGCAAGGCGGCGGGCGCGAACACGTTCGACAAGGCCACGGACTCCCTGGAGGCGATCGCCGACGCGGTAGCCGCCCTCGCGGCGCTCCTGCCCACCAAGACACTCAATGCGGCCAACGACACGGTGCAGGCGGGCTACTACGCGGCGACGACCCTCCACACGGTAGACGGGAACCTGGCGACGGGCAACATCAAGTCGGGAGCGACGATCTTCGGCATCGCCGGCGCGGCCGTGGTCCAGGACATCTCCGCGGCCAACGCGGCCGTCGGGGACGTGGTCTCCGGCAAGACCTTTTTCTCGGTCACCGGCGCCATAAAGACGGGCACGCGCTCGCCTTAGTAAAGGCAGCAGGGAGCAAAGGATGTTCAAGGTTCAAGGTTCAAAGTTGGGGAAAGAGGCATTTAACGTTGAACATTGAACATAGAACTTTGAACAGTTCTCCCTAAAAGGAGGCAGGCATGAACAAGGTAACCCGCCGCACAGATTATTGGATGGGCCTCTCGACGGAGGACAAGCCCTCGACCGGGCTGCACAACGGCGACGAGGCCTATGAGGTGGACACAAAACAGTGGTACGTCTGGTACAACGGGGCCTGGTACCCGGCGAGCGCGCAAATGCACTGGAATTAAAAGGCAGCAAGGAAGCATGGAGCATGGAGCATAGAGCATGGAGCAAAAGAAGCATAGAGCAAGGGAAGCAAAGGCAGCAAAAGGAGGCAGATCGATGAAAAATAAAGGCATTTTCTCGGCGGTTCTCAGGGTCCCTGCTCTCCACTCTATGCTCTATGCTCTATGCTCTCTGCTGCTCCTGGCTCTCTGCTCCCCGCCTCCGGCGGCGGCCTTCGAGGGCTACCACGTCGATTCCCTCGCCGCCCTTGCGGCGATCGACGGCAAGCTCCTCTCTACCAGCGACGTCGCAGACGTCTACGACTCGGGCACGGCATACCGCTATCGCCTCAACGCGACATCCGGCGCAGCGCCGTCCAGCCCCGGCATAATCTCCCCGACGAAAAACGCCGGGACCAAGCGGTGGATCCTGCAGATGGTAACGCCCGCCCAGGGCGGGACCGGCGTGGACTCCTCCGCGGCGACCGGCTATCCTTCCCTGTCATCCGGGACCTGGTCTTTCCTCAACTCGGCCCAGATGAAGAGCGCCCTCGGGTATTTCACCTCGGCCGATTTCCCTACCTCTGCCATGGTAAAGACAAACGGAAGCAGCCGGCCCGGCGCAGCCACCGCCGACGTGGACTATGTAACCCCGTCGGGGACGGGAACGCTGGCGAACAAGACCCATACCGCCCCTGTCATTAACGGCGGTATCGCCAATAATACCTATTCCAGCCCGCCCTATGTCGATGGTTCCGTGGCGCCGACAACCGGCTCCGTGGCCGCCCTGAACGCCACCCCGACGAATGGGGGATCTAACTGGACGACCGGCGATCTGTTCAATATCGCCACAGGCTCAGGCGATGCGATAGGCAAATGCACAACGGCTGTGACGGGTAGTTGTACAGTAGCCGCCCTCGTGGATTCCGGCACGTATGCCATGCTCACGAATCAGTCCCTGTCTGCCTATTCCACCGGCACGGGACAGGCGACCTCAAAGAATACCTGCACAAATAGCGGCTGCACGGGACTTACCGTGAACGTGACAGCGGTTGGTCTTACGGCCCCCCAGGTATGGGGCACGGTCATCGGCAACACCGGACAGGCCGCCTCTGCGGTCACAGCCCCCCTACCCACGATACATTGGGGTGTCAACTTCACCTTGCAGGGCGGGACGGCGCAGACATCGCAGGCTTGGAGCTTTTCGAACAGCCCCGGCATCCTTAACGGCGCATCGGGCGACCTCATCTATCTCAACGGCGCGGCGGGTACGGCGGGTTCGAGCCATGGCGTACAGATCCTCTCGCCTACCGTGGGCGCCACCATGAACTGCGGGTCGATAAAGACCGCCGTCAGCCCGGCAGTATACTCACTGGCGTGCAGCCCCGTCTCAGGGGCATTTGCGGCCTATTGAGGTGAACGATATGAAAATCTTAATCGCGCTCCTTTTGCTCCTGGCCCTCTCCGGTGTGGCAATCGCCCAGGATGACACCTATACCCTGCCTCCTCCGCCGACAGGGGACGCGCAATTCCGGTGTGACGGCGGCATGAACGGCGGCAGCCATTATATGTGCCTGCCCGGACAGGTCGATCTGACGGCCTCCTCAAAGTGTAGCCTTACAGTCTATTGCGGCGGCAACGCTACGACCATCAGCGGCAACGGTCAGAAGATCGGCGACACTTACACGGCCACGGTACGAGTGACTTTTGACGGGACCAACTGGCAGGTGCAGCAATGAAGCGTCTATTGGCCCTCCTCGTTATCGCGGCGCTTCTCTGGACATCTTCCGCCCATGCCTTCGGTCTCTTCACCCGCGGCGGCTTCTCGCCCAAGTCCTACAGCGGGGTCGCCCTGAATATTGCGACAGTTGCGGGCGGGGCGTTTATCTCCAATCCGACAGGCGGCGCTCCTTCTACCCCCTCGATATCGGCCATCATGCAGGCCAACCCCAACAGGTTCATAGCCGTTTGTTCGACCGGCTTCTGCACTTCTCCCACGGACTGCGCCGGGGCGGATGGCGCGGCGTGCGCGTGGGGATACATCGGGCCGCCGGGGACGGGGGAGACGACCGGAAGCAGCATCATCACGTCATGGAATAATGGCTATTCCGGAGCAAATACCTTTTCAACGTGGAATAGCAGTGGGACAACAATAACAGAGGCAGGAACAAGCTCTTCAGGGCCGCGCGCCATAGGAAATAACCCGTCAACGGTAGGATACCTTCTAAAGTGGTCCTTCACTTTTACGTTAAATTCGGGAACAGTGCCAAACTATGGGGCATGTGCCATTGATGGAAGTAATATCACTGGTTTAGGTCTCCCCGTAGCAGGTGCTAATGCGGGCCATTGGACCACGGACGCCTCTAACCACCTATACATGGGATTTAGAACCACAGCCGCAGCAGATTTCACCGTGGGGTCGTATGCCAATGATCGCGCCCTCTCCCCCTCCCTAACCGGCATCTGGCTGAAATCCACCCAGGCAGGGGCAGCGGACAATACACTGGCGGGGATAGGCGCGAGTTTCAACCCGGGCGCATCGAGCATGACGGCCATAATAGTGGGGCCGTGAGATTACGCTGATATGGCGGCACGGAGGGATGAACGATGACCTTCGACTATGGCCACCTGACCCACATTCTCACCGGGTTGTTGGCTGCGGCGGGGACATACGGCGCGATTGCCTACAGGGTGGGCAGGAAGACATCACGGTGGGACGGCGGGGTTAAAGACCTTGCCGAGCTGAAGAAAGACTATGATGCGTTCAAGGCGACCGCCATGACAGATAAGGATTGTGAGAAGTGCAACGCGGACCTGGAAGATCAGATCGAACGCCACTATCAAGAGACCGAGGCCCGGGCGAAAGAGGTCAAGTCCGATCTTGGAGTACAAATGACGCAGATACATTCTGAAATAACGAATGTGCTGACGGAGGTAAAGCGTAACTCAGAGGTCGTCGGCACCTTGGGAAGAGACTTATCGGAACTCAAGGGGTCGGTAGAACAATTCCATGAGAATTACTACAGGAAGAAGAAATGAAGATGTTCAACGTTCAACGTTCAACGTTCAATGTTAAAAGCCTCTCTTTTCCCAACCTTGAACCTGGAACCTTGAACATTGAACCTCATATCCGGAGGGAGCCATGCGACCGGAGGATATGAAATACTTCCACGCCCTTCCGCCCGACCGGATCGGCGGCGAGACGGTCTTCCTCGAGGCCGGCGGGGAGAGCACGGAAGGCAAAGTCGCCGTCGCCTGGGTGATCAAGGACCGCGTCGACCACCCGTCTTTTCAGGGAAAGGACATAGCGAGCGTCTGCTTTCACGAGGCGGCCTTCAGCTGCTACCTGTCGGTCGAGAACCCGGAGTATCTCAAGGCCCGGGCCATCGCCCAGAACTTCGACGCCTTCGCCGACCCGAAGACGCACGTCGTCACACCCTTCAAGTGGGGCCCCGCAGACGCCGGCGCACTCTTTCAGTGTCTCGCGGTCTTCCGGGATGTCTGGGCCGGCAGGATCCCGAGCCCCTTCGCGACCGGTGACGTGTTCATGTACTACGCCCAGGGCAGCCCGAGGCCTTCCTGGGCGGATAAGCTTTTGCCGGCAACCCCGGCGCAGATCGGCAGGCATTTGTTCTATCGCGGGCGATAGAACAGCAAAGGAAGCAGAGAGCATGGAGCAAAGAGTAAAGGCAGCAAAGGAAGCATGGAGCATGGAGCTTTTAAAACTCTATGCTCCGGAGCGCCTTCGGCGCGGGCTCTATGCTCTATGCTAATAAAACAAGGAGGTTCACCGTGTGGATAGGAATAGTCATCGGAGCGGTTTTGGTTATCGGCCTGGTCGTCTACTACGTGGAGCGCAAGCCCTACATCGCCCGTAAAGAGGCGAGTCTGAAGCGGAGCGCCTATGACCTGGCGAACCAGGAAGCGGCCAAGGTGACGGACGCCTTAAAGGACGCTGCAAATAAGGTGGTGTGATGGACAAGCCCGGATACTTCGAAGACGATGCGGGAAACAGGTCGTGCATGCGGGTGATGAGCTTTATATCGCTCCTGGCGGCCATAGGGCTCGCCGTCATGGTCGTCGCTAAAGGCTCGCCCCAGGGCGGGGAATCGTTCCCGAGCAACGGCGTCATCCTGGCGGGCCTATTCCTCGTCGGGGCCTTCGCGCCGAAGGTATTCCAGAAGGCGATCGAGAAAAAAGTCGGCATAGAGGGGGGTGGACAATGAAGACGAAAACCATTGCTCTTATTGTCTGCGGCGTTCTCTTCCTCGCCCTGCTCATAGGGGGAACTTTCTGGTACAAAGGCAGCGGAGAGACTCAGATCCGCGCCCTGATGGAAAAGACCATGCAACCCCTCACGGACGAGATAACTGCGCATGACGCGAGGATCTCCGACAACGAGAAAAAGGTCGATGCTGCGGCGCAACAGGCACAGGCAGCAGAAAAAAAGGCGATAGACGCCGGCGCCCGCGCCCAGGTCCTTGCTGCCCAGGTGGTCGCCGTGAGGCCCGCACAGACCGACGAGGAGGTAAAAGCCCGCTATGAAAAGCTTGGCTATCATCCTGTGTTTAAGTAGCCTCCTCTGGTGCGGTGCGGCTTTTGCCGATGAGCCCCTTGTCTGCTTCCCGGACAGCGAGGCCCGGCAGATGCTTGTTCCGTTGGAGCAAGGGGCAACCGAGAAGGCACAAATTGACGCCCTCAATCAGCAGGTGTCGGCGCTCCAGGCCGAGAACGTCGCCCTCAAGCAGCAAAACGACCTGCTGAAACAGAACAGCGACCTCCTGAAGGAGAACGCGGCACAGTACAAGGAGCTTCTCCAGGTCCAGCGGGACTCCTACGAGTCCATTATCAAGGCGAACAAGCCGAATCCCGTCAAGGAGTTTTTTGACAGGCTCGGATTTGTGGGAATCGGCGTAATGCTGGGAATCATAGCAATCGCGTTATGAAGAGCAAAAGCAGCAGAGAGCATAGAGCCCGCGCCTTCGGCGCTCCGGAGCATAGAGTTTTAAAAGCTCCATGCTCCATGCTCCATGCTCTCTGCTGTCCCTGGAGGCGTAGCCGATAATGTCTACCGCTTTTGAGTCCATGATGGACGATGACCTGTACCGGACCCTGTTCAGCCCCGCCGTGTTCGGCTCGGAGGCTGTCTATACTCCGTCGGGCGGTGCGCCGGAGACAATCCGCGGCCTTTTCAAGCGCATCTACCACGAGGACCTGGGCGTCGGCAACTACACCGACACGTTCAAGGGGCGCTGGCTCGACCTGGCCGCAGCGAAGGAAAAGGAAAGCATCGTTATCGACGGGACGCAGTATTACATCCACGGCCCGGCGCAGCACGACGTACGGCAGAGGACGACCATGCTCGTCCTCACGGAGGGATGATGGCTACCGAGACTATAAGGCAGCGGATCATCGACGCCTTCGACACGCGCATGAAGGGGATCCTCACCGCCTCCGGGTATCAGACGGACGTGGGCAAACAGGTCTACGCCTTCCGTGACGCGGCCTTCGAGACCTCTGACATGCCGGCCATGAAGTATAAAGATACCCCCGAGCCCGAGGGCGTGATCGTCACGATCGCGGGCCCGGACAGCCAGCAGGAATTTCCCCTCGAGGTCGAGATCGAGGCGAAGGCGATGGCGGGGGATGCTACGGCGGCCGCCCTGCGGTC